TGTTGTTAAGTTTGAAACTCTTACAGCTGAAAGCAATGCAGATGTATCAAATATGCACTATGTAGCTGGTGCTGGTGTAGCTGGTAAGTTAAAAACAACACAAAAAGAAAGCGGTACTGGTAGATATTTACTTGAAAACAATGAAGTAAATGGATATGGATTTGCTAGAACTAACCAAGTTGGTGCTGATACTATGCTATTTGGTGATTTTAGCCAACTTATTACTGGTCTATGGGGTGGGCTTGATATTATGATTGACCCATATACAAATGCTGATAGTGGTGGGATTGTGATTAGAGCATTCCAAAGTGTAGATGTTGGTGTTAGATATGCACAATCTTTTTCAGCTACTACAAACATTGACCAATAAGGGGTAAATGATGTCTAAAAAAGTAACTGTAATTATGCTTACATCTCTATTTGTTAGGGGTGTAATGTATTCAAAAGGTGATGAAGTAGAAGTAAATGAAAGAGAAGCACAAGAGCTTATCAATCGTGGAGCTGCTACAGATGAAGCAAATGTTGATGTAACTGAAGATACTACTGTAGCTATTGAAGATATGAAAAAAAATGACTTAGTAGAGTATGCAACTGAACTAGGTATTGATGTACCTAGTTCTGCAACAAAAGCTGAAATCATAGAGCTTATCAATGCACTTGATGATGAAGAGGATGAAGAGTAAGCAATGAATTTAGAAGCTATGATTGATAAAGACTTAGAAGCTAGTTTTAACTTAGATGAATTTGCTGTTGAAGCTACACACTATTTTGGTGATGTAGATGAAGTGCTAAATGTAATCTTTGATGAAACTACTGATGTGATACTTGATAAGGGTGAATACAATGGTGTAGAAGCTACTGTACCATCTTTACAACTAGCAACATCAAAAGCTACTAATATCGGTCATAAGTCTATATTTGTTGTAGATGGTAAAACATTTGGTGTAATTGAAATACATAAGCAAAACGATAGCACTACTAAAGTGTATTTGGATAATCAAGATGGTTAGACAAAGTATCGTAGATAGCATTGTTGAACAAATGCAAAAAATCAGTAGTGCAAATGGCTTTTATAGTGAAGCTGGGGCAAATGTTTACGAGTGGATGAATAAGCCACTAGAAAAAGGACAATATCCAGCAATCATAGTAAGGGATGTATCAGATGAAACCAATGATAGCCAACAATTACAACATACTTTAAAAGTTGAAATTGATATTGCTGTAAGTAGTAAAAGTAATACAACTTGGGATATGCGAGAAGTTACAAGTGATGTACTAAAAGCTTTTGGTGAGCTTGAAAATGTTTTAAATTACCAATGCAAATATCTAGGTAGTGATTTTTTAGTTGAACATAAAGATAGTGTTTATGGTGGTGTTAGATGTGAGTTTAATATCACTTATTTTACTTCAAGATGGGAACAGTAGAAGATGTTAGCTGAACTACAAAGGTTGATTAACAATATAGTAACTTTTGGGACTATATCACAAACTAAAGTAGCTGATGGTAAAGCATTGGCTAGGGTTAAAGTTATGGATAGGGAAACTGATTTTTTACCAGTTGTATCTATTTCAAACAGCTTTAAAAAGCACTTTATACCTATAAGAGTTGGTGAACAATGTGTAATGATTAGCCCTTTTGGTGAAGCTAATGGTGGCTTTATCATAAGAAGTATTTTTAACAAAGGTAGCAAAGAGCCAAGTTTGGCAAATGATACTACTGAAGTGATGGAATATGAAGATGGTACAGTTATCACCTATGATACAAAAGCCAAAGAGCTTAAAGTAAATGCTAGTGATAAAATCACCATCATTTGTAAAGCTGCAACTATTACAGCTGATACAGTTGATATAACAGCTACAACATCAAATACTGGTGATGTAACTATAAATGGAAACTTAACAGTAAGTGGTGATGTAAGTAGTGGTGGAACAATTACAGATAGCAAAGGTGATTTAACAAATCATAAACACGATACTACAGATGGTGCTGTAGCTAGTCCAAGGTAAAGTAGATGTATCAAGTAAGCATAACAAGTAGCATAAATAGGATTTTAAAAACACCTCTTACAAGTAGAGTACAGCGACCTGAATTTGGAAGTATGCTTTACACTCTTAGAGATAGAGAGTTTAACGAAGAATATAAGCTACTAGCTAAAAAATACACCTATGAAGCTATAAGCAAGTATGAACCAAGGGTAAAAGTTGAAAATGTAGATTTTAAGATAAAGCCAGTAAGTGGTGTTGTGATACTTGTTATCACACTAGCAAATGGTGAAGTAATAGAGGTAGAAAATGATTAATATAGAAAACTTACCAAAACCTGATGTAATGCAAGTTTTAGACTATGAAGCGATTTTAAATCAAAACATAGATAATTTTAAGACTTTAGTACCTGATTGGCAACCACTTGAAAGTGATGAATTTAGTTTGATACTTCAAGCATTTGCATATAGGGAACTTCATCTAAGAGCCGAGTTTAACAACTTAGCCAATGCTTTTTTCTTATCTACTTCTACTGGTGCAAATCTTGATAATTACTCTGTATTTTATGGAGTTGAGCGGCTACAAGGTTCTAAGCCTTATGCTACTTATGAATTTAGTTTAAGTGATACTTTTGCTAGTGATATGGTTATACCAAAAAACTTAGTTTTAACAGATGAAACAAGCACTTATGAAGCAAGACTTTTAAGTGATGTTGTTATAGCTGCTGGAACTGATAAAGCAACTGGTACAGTAGAACTACAACTTGAAACATTAAGTAGCGAAGTAAAAACTGAAATTATCACTACACCTTTACCATTTGTAGTAACAGCAACAGCTAAAGGGGTGTTTTTAAATGGTTCAAATCCTGAAAATGATGATGAACTAAGACAACGAATACTTTTATCTATGGCTGATAAATCTACAGCTGGGAGTGAAGAAACTTATAAAAGCTTTACTTTTAATGCTGATGAAAGGGTTGAGGATGTAGCTGTACTAAATGGTGGTGCTGGTGTGGTAAATGTGTTTTACTATAGCCCAAGTGCTGATAGTTTAATGCAAGATAGAATAGTGGCAATGTTAAATAAAAAAGAAGTGCGACCACTTACAGATAATGTAAATGTAGCTAAAGCTGTTGAAGTACCTTTTAGTGTAACAGCACAATTAAAGATACTACCAAATCAAGAAACAGCAACAGTATATAGCAATGCAATAGCTGCTTTAAATGATGGCTTAAAATCTCTTAAACAAATAGGAACAGATATAACACTTAGCGAGATAAACGAGTTTTTAAAAGTTCAAGGTGTTAAAGAGGTAGTTATAACAAGTCCATCATCAAATGTAGTAATAGCTGATAATGAGATAGGAGTAAATAGTGGCAACACAATCACTTATACCATCATTTGAAGATAAAAAGCTACATAGTACGGATGAAGTAGCTGGTGTTGTTGTTGCAGCACTTAGTAGTGAGATAAAAGCCTTTGAAACTTTGGCAAATCCTGAACTTTGTGAAGAAAAGTATCTACCTTTTTTGGCTTATGCTTTTAAGGTTGATTTTTGGGATGAAAGCCTAAGTGTTGAAGATAAAAGAGCTTTGATAAAACAAAGTTTAGCACTACATAGATACAAGGGTACTACTTGGGCTATAGAGCGAGTATTTGAAGCTTTAAATATAAAAGCAGTTGTAAAAGAGTGGTTTAACTATGGTGGTGAGCCTTACCACTTCAAAATAGATTTATCACTAGAAGATAAAGAGATAACACCAGCACGAGCTGATGAACTAACAAAATATGTAGGTATCTACAAAAATGTAAGAAGTGTATTAGATGAACTGATACTAAGCTATTTACAATCGCAAAATGTAGGGTTTGCTAGTGGTGGTGTAGGTGAAGTTTCTATAAATAGTCAAATGTTAGAGGGCTATGAAGAAACTTTAAAAGGTATGCAAAAACTAAGCATAGGTGCAGTTGGTGAAACTTCATCTTATGCAGTTATGGAGGTATAAAAATGGCAGTTGGTAGTAGCATAATAACAGCTGATGGGATTAATGCTTTGGCTAATGCTAGTGCAAGTGGCACGAGTGTAAAACCAAAGTATTTTAAGTTCAGCAATCAAAACTTAGTGCTAGACCCAAATCTAGGGCAAAGTGATATAACTGGTTGGCGAACACAAGATATAAACCTATATCAAAAAGTAGATGATAGAACTGTTGAATTTGTGTGTGATGTAGCACCAACTGAAGCAACTGATTATTCACGAGTATGTGGGTTGTATCTTGATGATGGGACTTTGTTTATGGTGGCTAAACCACCTTATCCATTTCCACCATCATTAAGACAAACTTTTAAAATCCAAATGGTGTATGAAAATATCACTGGGCTTTTGGACTTTAAATATGTGGCTTTTAGTCAAACAGAACAAGATTTAAGCTTACTAAATGCAACAGCTGTAAGTGGTAATCAAATATTAAAAAATACTCTCAAAACTGAGAGAATAAAACTACAAGGAGTTAATTAATGGATTTGAATTTAATTAGTGCAAATGTTAATCGTTTGCTAACAAATATATGGGCTGTAATTTCTTTTTTACGAGAGTTCGCAGTTGATGGTGCTAAGGATGTAAGTATTACTTATATAAATAGTGATGGGAGTGAGAGTGTTAAAACATTTCCTAATATAGCAAAGATGGTATCTACTTATAATATCACTAATGATAATGGAAAAATTAGAGATATGAATGGGATTATCCTTACAGATAGTACAAGAATGACAACTTTTATTGTTCAAGGAGATATTACAATATCAGGTGTTACTGCAGGTAGTTATGTTGATGTTAAAAGTTTTACTTATACTCCTAAATATGATAATTCAACTATTTATGTAATTGCAGATATTACTAAACCAACATCATATAGTGATGTTTCAAGACTTGCTTTAGATGGGAGTTTAGTTACAGGCGACCAAGTATCCGAAAGTATTAGATTTGGCTCATTATGGGGTAAATGGACTAATTCAAGTTTAAATAATAGAATATTAACACTATCAATGCGAAGAGTTGGCGATAGTGATGGTGATGTAAAATTGTATGATTTATATATTCAAGTAATAGAAAAAAGGAATTAATATGGTTAATAAATTTATATCAGTTGCAGTTATTGCACTTACAGGAACTAAGAGAGTTGAAGTAACTCAAGATGAAATTATTATTGATGATGGTTTAGTTTTACCAACACAACAAGAAATAGAAAAAAAAGTAAAAGAACTTGAAGCAGAGTATCAAATAAAGCAACAAAAAGAAGCTTTTAACAATGCTATTCAAACTCATTTAGATACAAAAGCTAAAGAGTTTAGATATGACAATATAATGAGTGTTAGAAGTTATGCTGGATATGAAAATCCATTTCAAGCTGAAGCACAAAAATTAGCTGTATGGGCTAGTAACTGTTGGGTAAAAGCTGGTGAGATTGAAGCTGAAGTACAAGCTGGTAATAGAGATATGCCAACTATTGATGAAGTGTTGGCTGAACTTCCAGTATATGAGTAGATAAATGAAATACACCCAAGTTAAACTACAACCTTTGAAATCACACAAGTTTAAACTACTTGATGATTTGAGTTTTAAAGATGTTGTAGTTCCAAAGGGCTATAAAACAAATGGTGCGGATATACCTAGACTGTTTTGGAGTATCTACCCACCAAATAGAAGTGATTTTTTACCTGCTGTAATCATTCACGATTATTTATGTGATAAGGGGGAGTATAGAAAAGCTGATGATTTGTTTGAAGAGTGCTTAAAAGAGTTGGGTGTAAAAAGGTTTGATGTAGTTGTATTGGTTGGTGCTGTACGACTGTATCATAAGTTAAGA